ATGACATTCCTGAATTTTTTAATATTGTATCTATTTTTCCTACTCCATTTTTTGTTGCCACGTTCATCTTAGACAACGCTTTTGATAGAGCAGTACCTCCCATTTCAGCTTCTACACCAACAGCTGACAATGAAGCTGATAAACCTAAAATTTCTGCTTCTGTTAATCCTACTACATCACCCGCAGCAGCTAAACGTAATGCCATTGATGTAATTTCGCCTTCTGTCGTTGGTAAATTGTTACCTAATTCAACCAACGTAGAACCTAATTTATCAAAATCTGTTTGTGACATTCCAGTTATTCCTGCAAGTCGAGCTAATTCATTTGCAGCAGTTGTCGCATCCATATTTGTACTATCGCCTAACTTAATCATAGCTTCTGTGAAACCTTCAATATTCGCAACTTTAATACCCAACTGACCAGCCGCAGCAGCCACATCATTTATTTCATTAACAGGCGTTGCCACATTAGTTGAAAGTTCCAATAAACCTTTTTTTAGCGTTTGCAATTCATCTTCTGTTGCATCTACTGTTTTAACTATATTTGTGAATGAACTTTCCCACTCGATACCAGTATTTATCGCTGTTCTAGCAACATCTCCCAAACCTGTTATAAGCCTTCTAATCCCATCAGAAATAAGATTTGAAATAACACCTTTTAAAACGGTAAAACCATCTGTAAGTTTTTTATTAGAATCTTCAACATCTTCGTTTTCTTCTTCAACGTCATCAAGCTGTTTCTCTAAATCTTTATACTCATTGGTAGCTCTAATAATTGCAGCTTTAATTTCAGCAAGAGTATCTATGTTTTTATCTTCTTGTTTCTCTAAATCGTTGTATTCTTTAGTTAAATCTTCAACTTTATCTTTTAACTCTTTAATTTTAACTCTTGTTTGATAAGTTTCATCTGAATATTCTTCTAATTCTTTGTTAGTTTTAGCAAGAGCAGTTTGTTCCTTAGTTAATTGTGCTAAAAGTTTCTTGCCTTCGCTAGTCATTTCTAACTTAGCATCGACTAATTTATCATATTCTTTTTGTAGAATATCAACTTTTTTAGCCTGAGTATTGCCCACAGTAGTTAATTGTTGAAGTTTAGCCTTCAATCCATCTGTTGAACGTGACCAATCTTCCATCCCAACAGTAGCTTTATCAAAACTAGCATTAGCGATATTTATATCTCTATTGAAATCATCTAAGATTTCTTCAAGAGTTTTGTATTCGCCACCAATTTCAATTAATTTGCTTTTGTTTTTTTCGTATTCTGCATTTGATTTTGCTAATTCTGCTTTAGCTTTTTCTATATTAGCAGCCATTTTCGCAAGTGAAGGATTACTTTCATCTAATTTAGTAGCCCATAATGCGTGTTGTGCTTTCAAATTCTCAACTATGGCTTCTTGTTTTTCCATTAAAGAATTTAGGCTTTCCATACGTTGTTCAACACCATTTGCAGTATGTTCCCAATTTTCGTTAGCAACCGCAAATGAGTTCCACATTTGTTGGTTTTGAGAAACTTCACTTTTTAACACTTTTAAACTTTTTTGCATTTCGCTAATATTAAAATTAAATTCAACACCAGCATCTACTTTACCATCAGCAAAAAATTGAATATCTAATAATAGTTTTTTCATTTTTTCACTCCTTTCTAGTACCAATCGTAAATACCGCCCGTCATTCCTGTAACATCCATAACGTCACTTTGATTAGTACCTATTTGTTTTTTCGCCTTCTCTTTATTAAGTAACTCGTTCATCTTTTCAGTTCTTCTAAATAAAAGAAAGACCTCACGAGCTTTTGTTTGCCTTATTCCCAGCGGATTTAACGCTGGGAACATTTGACAAACATTGTAAGTCTTTATGAATAAGGCTTCAAAAATGGGGATTGAAGCATTATTTACTTCAACCCCCTTATCACGTTTTTTATGGTTTCGTTTGATAAGATGCCTGTAAGAGCCTCAGAAAGAATACCAATTAAAACTGCTACTATTTCATTAATTCTAGCTTTTTTAAGTTCTTCATCAGTAAGCCCAATAAACACATCTTTTAGAATTGGTTTAATTTGCTTCATACCCGTTAATACTAATTTGGTCAATACAGACTCATCTGTTAAATCTGCATTTTCCATAATTGCTAAGGTATCTTCGATTGGAGCATAAAGCAAATCTACTGAATTTGCCTTATACGTTTTTTCGATTATTCTCTCACCTTTTTCATCTCTATCGTTACTATATATATTTAATACTAATTCCATTATCGTTCCTCCTAAAAATCATTAATTACTAAGCACTAACAACTTTAACATCGTCTGGTGTTTGTACTGCTTCAAACCAAGTGCTAACATCAGCTTTTTCATCGCTAACAACGATACCCTTAGCAGGTCCGTTAGTTTTAGTAAAGCTATGTTCTGTGTAAACACCGCTGAAATTAACTGTTTGACCGTTACTGTCTGTACCATCGTTTTCAGTATTTGATTCAGTTGCAGGAATTGCGAATAATCCTTTATAACGCCAATTAAAGCGATAACTGCCATCCAATAGCTTTTCCTTATAGCCCAACGCAAAATATTTAGGTTCTCTTTCTGTGTCCATGAACATACCAGTTTCTTCATCATATTTTTTACCAGTAATTTTAGCTAAAGTAGCTAATTCTAATGCAGAACCTTCTAATGTGATTTCATCACTACCTTCTGCATTGATAACAGCCATAGCTTTATTATCGTAATATAATGCTGCTGAATCAGAAGATACTTCTTTTCCAACACGAGCTACATACATTAAACGCTCTGGTGTACCAGTTTCATAAGCTTCACCATTATCAGTAACTACTTCTGCGATAAATACATCGCTAATACCTCTAAATTGTTTCATAATTTTTATTTCTCCTTTTCTATTTATATTTTTCAACGAAAATCAAATCAACGTATCTCCCAGTCCATGCTGGAAAGTCACTTGATATATCTCCGCCTTTACCATCTACTACGAATCCCGCTTCTTTTAGCAAAGGTTTAGCTCTTTCGATTTCACTATTTACTAAAACAGGATTATTTGAGTAGAAGTTTAATTGCATATACCAATACGCAACATTCGGCTCATTATCTAAAAAGACACCCTCTGGAACTTCCGTATTCCAAAATGTAAAGAAACTATCAGGATAAGGTTTACCAGCTGGATATGAACCTTGTAAATGGATTGTTTCGCCTTCTACATAGCCCATCGAAGTTAATACTTCTATTAATTTATCTTTTCCCATCTGTTTCACCTCACTTAATTTTGAATCCTTGTTTTCTTAACCATTTTTCTGTTTCTTTTTCCATAGCAGGCACTATTCTTTTATCGTTTCTAGCCTTAGTTAAGATTTTTATTTTTGGTGTTATTGTTGGCGAACCTCTTTCAAAGAAAATAGGCACTAAACCATGAGGTTCTTTCCAATTAAATCCTACCTTATACGACATTTTACCTTGAATGTTTGTCATTTCTTCTTGTATAGCCTCTTTTGTTAATCCAGTAACATGGTGTCCTGACCATTTGCTTTTTTCGCCTTTAGAAAAGAATTTTTCAAAATCTTCTCTAACTGGTTCTCCACCTTTTTTAGCGATTGCTTCTGCGGCTTCTTCTATATTCGTGTCTAAGTTATTTAACATATTCCATATAGGTTTTAAATTAACTTTCCAACGATTTCTAGCCATTTTAAGCACCACCGTTTACAGACTTACATTTGAATTTGCAAAATTGGAAACGCATATCAACATTCTCAACAGGCGTATATATCTCGTACACAGTATTAGTTGTCAAATTTACTACTCGGCAATTAGTAGCAAGTTTTGGATTAAACCAACTTGTTACTTCTACCGTATCTTCAACAACTACTATTCCATCAACTTGTTTTTCAGTTCCACCTTTGGATTTCCATGAAACATTAAATATCTCATCGTCATCTTCAAAAGTTTTCATTGTAACACCTTTTACAACAGTTGTTTTAGGAATTTGGATTTTTATTGGTGTAATCATATTACTAAGTTCGTCATTATATGGAAGGCTCATTTATTACACATCCTTCCCAGAAGTCAATCTTAATTGATTAACTAAGTCTTTGAATA